TATTTGCTACTTGATTGGTCATGATTGGTCTGCCATTGGGGTAACGTAAAGCGTTGTTGTGCCTGTACTTGTAATGGCTGACATTGAGAACCCGTTGGGGGGTACTGCAATTACCATTGGAGAAGTCATAGCAACGCCTAAAATTACCGTGTTAGTTGGGCTTCCAGCTGTTGGAAGTACTGCGGCTGGAGCAGTCAACGAATTTAAAGCATTTGCTTCTGCTATTGTCAAAGCAATAGGATTAGCAGATGTATTTAAAAAACCGCAATAATTGATCTGATCGTTACCCGCTGGGGTTACGGTCAAAGCAGTTGATGCGGTTGTTGAAACAGCAACAGCATAAGATAAACCGACTGGTCTAAATACGCTTGTGTTTGCCATAATTAAGCTCCATTAGTAGCTTGTGGATAACCTTCAACACGAACAACTTGAAATTGATAAACCCCTGCGGCTGGTTGAATAGCAGTTGCCGCACCTGAAATATTTTGAAATTGAACAGTCAAAACACCAGCTGTAGCAACATCAACATTTGTTATTGCAATGTTGGAAGTTTGGTTACCTTGATATTGTTGAAAAGACACAATATCAGTTGTTTGCAAACCAGCAATAGGGAAAGTTTGAAGTGAACTAACAGACGATGTTGTTAATGAAGCTGGGGTGATGTTTGGGGCAATGTAAAAAGTCTCGTGAGCATTACCACGGGCAACGGTTGTAGATGACATAATTTTTCCTTTGAAAAACGATTAAATTGTACTGTTAAATGTAAAAAAAGCCACCCTTTTTGGGGGTGACTTCTCCTATGGTGTCAGCCCCGATTAGCTGAAATCGTAACCATACACATATACATCGCCTGTACCAGTTGCGCCTGACGCAGTTGTTACATCAACGTATAAAGTTTGGTTTTGATAAGACAAGCTAGTTGAGCTTGAATCAACATAAGCAGTTCCCAACACGGATGTTGAAAGTGCTGAGATTTGAGCAGTTGTCAGCGCTCCAAACAAACTGGATGGTGAACCAGCGTTTGTAGTTGTTATACCTAAAGCTGTTGTTGTTGACAAAGATACAACCGCACCAGCGTTATTCACGTTGGTAACAATCATTTCTTTTGGCAAATAAGCAGTTGAGTTAACAACTGGTACTGGCGTAAATGCTACAGCATTAAGGTTAACGCCTTTGGCTACACCGATAAGACGCAACGCTTGATTCGTTGTGACATTACTTGGGTGAGCCGATACTGTGGTTGCTGGTCCTGGATTACTCATTTTGTATTTCCTTTAGGTTGATTAAGCGGCAATACGGCAAGACAACTCAGGATAGAGTGGTGCCCATCCATACAGCACATCAAGACGTGTTGGGATTGAATCGTTGTTAATTGTGTACTGACGTACTACACGCATTGACAAACCGACTTCTTTATCACTAGCACGACCAGCGAAATGTACGCCTTCAGGCAACTCAAGGTCAGCTACTGCAAGCGTGAACGCATTGCGGTGCATCATGATATTTTGTGGAGACAAAGTACCTGTGTTGTTGAATGGAGTAATTGCCGCTGTTGTAGAAGTTGAACCGATGATGATACTGTTTTGGAATTGACCGCCAGTGATAATTGCTGGAGAAACCTGAACAGAAGCACCGCCTGTACCAACAGAAGTTGTACTCATAACAACAAAGTTGCGTAGTTTGCCTGAACCGTATGCTTGACGGTTTTGTGGGTTGGTCGCATATACACCAGCAATCTGAATCACATCACCAGCATTCAATGTAGCTGTGCTAGACGCTGTGTTGATTGTGATTGTGGAAAATTGTGACCAGCCACTTGTCAACGAACCCGTGAAAGTTGTTGTGTTGGTTTGGAGTGAAACGCCTGAGTAAGAACCAAAAGTTTGTGACACAACGTTTTGGTCTAATTTCCAATTTACCCCTGCGCTGTCCCTGCCCATCAGCCCCTTGCGGTATTGCTCACCGATCGCTTCTTGTGGCACGAACAAACCTTTTAAGCTGTCAACGATTGTTGCGCTTGTAAAGGGTTCGATAATACAAGAACGTCTGCCATCACGTGGTGCGCCTTCAGCGTCAAGATAAGCACCCGCTGTCAGGAATGTAATCAATCCTGTTGGGGGCGTACCAGCAACACCAACGATATTAGCTGTGTTGTACAACGCAGTATTCAAACCGTCTCTGTCAATCTTGTTAGCAATAGCGGCAACAGCTGGTTTCAATACACGATCACTAAACATATCTAAAGATAATGCAAGGTCTTGTGTAGTAAATTGCGTGTCTACGTGGAATTGCGTGGAGAGTGTGACAGGTACGCTTGTTTCGTTGAAGTCTTCTACATTAAGCGCTGGACCAGTAGTACCAATAAAACGACCAGGTCTGCGGACGTTCACAGTATTACCAATCTTTGCCCCGACAACCGCAAACTGGTCATCGTAATTTCTGTCGACCTCTGATGTAAAGGTCAACTCGTTTTCTAGCACCATGAGTGCTTCATTGGTGATTTTCGATATCGTCAATAAATTATTTGACATGATTATTTCCTATGAAAAATTGTTTGTTACCGTTACTTGATCTTACCAGCTCTGCGTGATTCTTTCCATTGCTGATATGTACCGTGGAATTGACCGTTTGAATCAACTCTTACATCAGCTACGGTTGAACTCGCTTTCAATGGTTTAATCGGTGCGGGTGCGTTCGATTTTGTTGCGACAGGCTTTGTGGGTTCGTCCTTACGTTCAAACCGTGCTTCCAATCTACCAATTTCTCTCAATGCGGCTGTTACGGACTTCTTGGACAATGCTTCAGCAACTTCAGGGTTTTCAGCAAGGTGATATAAGATTCTTGGTCCAACATCACTCTCAATGATTGCATCCCTTACTTGGTCACTTACCGTCAATTCTGAGGATGAAATTACATCTTCATAATCGGGTATCTCAGCTTTAGCCTCTGTTTGTCGCTTTTGCCATGCTTCAATTACTGTTGCACGTTCAGCGGCAATCTTTGCCTCTGCTTCAGACCGTTTCATTTGCTTCACAGCATTTTCAGCAGACCATTCACTCAGCGCTTTTGCGTATTCAAACGCATCTGCAAATTGTGATGGTTGAGGTTCTGCGTCTGTGTCAAAAGTCTGTGTGGGACTATTGGCTTTTTTCAGTTCCTCAATCTGCTTTTCAAGATCACTAGCCCTTTGACGCTCACGTTCAGCTTCCTGACGTGCCATATCTCTGGCTTTAGTTACCTCATCAAACCGCATTTTGACTTTGGGGTTGGGCTTTCCATCCTCTGTCGTTTTAGGCTCATCATCTGCCTTTGGTTCACTCGCCTGATTTGTGTCTACTGGCTCTGTTGGAGTATTCTCGACAACAGCCTCAGTAGACGCTTCAGTTGCTAAACCAAGTTTATTGGCATAAAACTCACCTGAATTTTCGCTGGTGATTACATTACTTGCTTCTCTATCAGCCATGATTTCTCAAGCTCCGATTTTGTGCTGGTGTGCCTCACCAGTAAGGTTTAGGGCAATATAACCCGAAATTACTCAAGCGTCAAGCGTTTTGAGGTTGATTTGCCTCAACATCTTTGTTTGCTTTCTTTTCATTTTTTGCTTGTTGTTCATTTTCCATTTTGAGCTTTTGCTCCAAACGCCTTGTATCCATGTGATGTAACAGCAAATCTGTGAATGCCTCGATTTCAATTTTGTTTTGAGCCGTAGTAGCACGGGTATTTTGGTCGTCAACTTTGACTTGCGCCATTGTTTCTACTTCATGCGCTTTGTTGGTTTGACGCATCAATTCTCTGCTTGTTTCAGCTTGTTCTTGCATCTGCTTGACGCTTAAACCGTATTTTAGGTTCATTTGCATAGCCTGAAGTTGCTGTTGTAGCTGTTGAATTGTCTGCTGACTTTGAGCCAGTTGCATTTGTACTTGAGGCGGCACGTTAGACTTGTCATCAATCTGAGCCAATGGATTTGCGGCGGCAAGACGGTCTGCGATGATGTCAGACCCAGGAAAATCCATGTTGCGGAACAGCAAATCACCAGCAGTTTGAAGCAATGCGGGGTCAGCCGTGAAAAGACCCATCATCATTTCCGCACCTTCCTGGCGTTTAGAGTTGAACCCTGGACCAGTATCCATCACAACGTCATATTCACCCACGGTGACATCGTTTAGCACTTTTTCGATGCCATTTTCGTCCTGACCTCTTTGATTTACCGTAACCAAATCGGGTTTGCCGTCTTCACCAATGATGCGTACAACACGCTCTTTGTCGTAAATTTTGGGGATTAAATCCAATATTACCTTACCCGTCCAGCGCAACGACCTTGTGAAATTGTCGTAATAATGGAAATTTGTCATGTCGATCTGCTGTTGCTGACCTTGTAACGCTTTTCCTGAAATGTTGCCTGTTGGTAGCTGATTTGGGTCAAATACGCCCAAAACATTCTTCAGATCATTGTTAATGACCTCCATCGCACCCATAACGCCTGTTGGTGGTGGCTCAGGTTGTTGACGAATTGGCGGTGGGGCGGGCATTCCGTCAATGTCTTTCTGCTTGTAGCGCAATACTGGGTACGCTTTAATATTGGCGTTTGCCCATTCTTCTGTGTGCCCTTCGTCTTGTCCTTCAGCAAGTAACCATTTTGCTTTAGGTGCGAGTGCTACTGATTCTGTTAGCGCAGTTGTCCAAAAGTTGTACATGCGCTGGGGGTCTTTAGCCATTCTGACTAGCCCGTACTTTTTGCGCTTGTTCTCAACTATCAGCTGTTGACCGTACACGGGAATGATTGGAATGTATTTACCAGCCCAAACGCCTTCCTCAAGTATTTCCATTCCTGTTAGTTTGCACCAATGAATTGTTTTACGTAATGTATCCCTTGAATCGACAACGTAAGGCTTTAATTCTTTAGGCAATTTGTCTTCATAAAACTTTTGTCCATCAGCCAATAGTAACAATTTGACTTGTTCACGCTTGGTATAAAAGTATTCAGCAATGCGTATATCCTCACGCATCACCCAATCAGGGTTTGAATCACCCGTACCCCTAGTGTTAAATCCCGCACCATCTGTTGCCGCCCCAGGATACATAGACCTGAATACGTCTTTTGAGATTACCTCTGTAATCATGCACTTTTCAGCGTCTGAACCATCGGGCATTACGCTATTTGGGTCAAAATAGACTGTGAAAGGGTTTGTAATTTGCTTGATGTAGATGTCTTGGTCAAACGAATCTTCCCTAATGTAATCGGTAACAATCCTCCAATAACCCCAGCCCATGCGTACTTGAAAGTCATTGGCGTTGTCATAGGCTTGGTCAGCGTCAGATTGAACTTCAATATGCCTGAATATTCCTGAAATAATGTCTGCAACCTTTTTGTCTGAATCGTTGTTCATCCCGTGGCATTTCATACGGGGTTTTTGCTGACGAATTTGATTGGTAATCTGCCTTACGTTGGGGTCAATCTTGTTGATTGTTAGGCAAGGTCTTGCTTCCAATGTACGACTGTTCTGAATCTCGACAGGCCATTGGTCTCCAGCGGCAAATTTTAGGTCTTCAAGCGCCTCTTGACGGTTGTTGGAATCAGCGTCTGAAGCAAGTCTAAGATACTCTTGCGCTTCTGTTATACGCTCATCAAATTCTTCAGCTGTGTATGTACTTGCCATAATCATCCCATCCAACTTGTAGGTATTTGCATCGTTGCTTTTTGTCTAATAGGTTTTTTAGGTTCGTTTATCATCAGCCCAATATACCTAAAGGCATCAGCACCATGACTGTATTGATCGTGTAGAGGCGTTTTGCTAAACATTCCCGTCTCAGGGTCTACCTCATAGCGATAATGTCTGAGGCATTGTAACCCTTGATGCGTATTTTCTCTATCAAAATAACAATTTGGAAATATCGTACGGGCGGCATTGATTGAATCTACAACAGGCACTCTTGGCACTATACGGGTTTTGTAGCCTGAAGCTCGGACAATTTCTTCAATACTGCGACCATTTCCAGCCAACGTTTTGTTCTCAGCGTCATGAGGCAACCAAAGTGTGTCATATACATACCCGAATGTTTGTAATTGAGACAAATACCAACTAATGGTTTGTTGGCTGTTTTCTATGTACCGAATTATCCTTGTTTCCATGCCAATGAACTGAAGTAGCCATATAGCTGTTGCGTCACTCCAACCCAAATCGAATATCGCATGAACGGGTTTGGTCGCATCATAAGGCACACGTGTAATGCGTCCGTCCAATTCTGCCATCTGTAGCTCTTTTGCAAATATAGCCCCGTCAACTGTTTGACGACAAACGCCTTCCCAAACCGTGTTGTACGCTTCAAGGTCACGTGCTTTGAGTGCATCTTTCTCAAGTTTTAGCACCTCTGGAAACCATGGATTGTCGCTCCAGTTGATTTTTTGTACGACAGCGCCATCGGGTGGGCTAATTACCCAGCGCTGATATGTTTCATCCGTCTCCAGCTCAGGGTTGAACGTTATCCATATCTCGCTATTTTCTTTACGAATTGTTGGTATGAGCACGTTGTAGCTGAACTTTGAAACGCTTTGCGCCTCCTCAACCCAACAAATGTCGATGCCTTCATATGATTTTACGTTTGCTACGTTGTTCTTGAGACCAACAAAGGCAAACTCCGTGCCATTTAGCCCTCTAATGCTGTTTTGAGTAATCTCATAGAACGATTCCATGTTCATAGCTATGATTTGATCGCTCAACAGCTTATGCACAGAATCTCGAATGGATGTTTGATATTCACGGGCGCAGAGTATTCTCAGCTGTTTCTTGTATCCCTTGATGAGAAGTGCCCTTGCTACGTTCCAAGACTTAGATGCGCCCCTACCACCCCAAAGTACCCTGTAACGTGCTTGAGCTGGGTTGAATAAGCATTCCAGCTTTAAAGGAAATTCAATCTTGGCGAGTGTTCTGCCAATAACGTCTTTGTCGTATTCGACTACTTCACTCATCTTTTGGCTTTACAAAGGTAATCTGAATGTCGAACGGTTCGCCATCAGCGCCTGTTACTTCGTTCTTGACCGTCTCAGACCAGCGCATTTGTGCTTTTGTCCACCAAATCATTGCTGTTGTATCCCCGCCCATTGCTTTGTTGTAAAGTGATCTAGCAATAGCGGCACTTGACTTAGCCTTACCAATATCCAACTGTTGTCGGTAATGTTTGCGTAGGGTTTTGTCGTCTATGCCAATAAGCGCCCCGATTTGTTCGTGAGGCAAACCAAGTCCAGCCGATATTTCGACTTGCTTTCTATCGTTGTCAGTAGGTACGTGAAGTGCGGGCATTTTTATTAAGGGGAAATAGTTACTTTTCGTCCCAGTAGTTGTTGAATGCTTTTAGGGGATAAAAAACAAGACTGTTTCGGTATCCTCCCTCTTGAGTTGGCACAATCGGTGTGACTCCGTGTACGTTTCGCCATGCTGGGTAGACTAACATTGAATTGTCTCTGCTGTCAACTGTTGCCCCGTAATCTGGTACGGTTGTGTTTCCCCCACGTGCGTTTTTTTTCTTTGCGATGATTACGTTGACGCATCCCTCTAAGTTACCCGCATCCCTATGGAATGGTGCTGGAATGTTGAAATTTGAAATGCTTGACGTAAATAATCTGCCAAATCGGAACTTTGGTGGTACTTTTTCGTTAATGATGGCGAGTTGAGCGTCAAATATGCTCGGTGTTATTTCCCGTATCAGTTCTTCAGATTCCTTACAAGCTAATAGCATTGCTTTGATGAAAGTTTGAGCTGATTGAACTGAATGTAGGCTTGATAAAGACGGATAAGGACGTTTCATATGCGGTCTTGGCGGGGTAGAACCAATTATTGCGCTGTATTGCTGTACCTTTTCGGTTGTTCCTTGTTCTCCTGAAGTACGATTCATCGGTGATTTTGGCACTCTGTCGCTTAGTAGCTCTGCGTTTGCTACGTCCACCAGCTGTTTGAGCTTTCCCTTGATTTCTTTGATGTGTAAGCCTACGGGTTCACCGTCTGCGTAAAAAATGCTGTCTTCCGTGACATTTGGCTCGATATGACCACAAACATCCCCGATTTTGACGTTATGTTCAATCTTGATAAGGTCTACACGTTTCATGTTAGCTCTTTCAAGTACTTTTTGTCGTAATTAGACTTTCTAAAATCCCACAATACGCTCCAATCTACGCCTTGGGGTACGTTTTTACTCATTTTTTCTATTTCTTCCCTGTTTTCGTCTATGTAGTACCCAATGTAGCGTTTACCCAGCTTTGCTTTTTTGTAAGCGCATAAAGTAGTTTCTATTGCAAAAAGGTTTTTGTGATTTATTGTGAGTTTTTCTATTTCGTCAATTATCTTTAGCAATCCCGTATTTAGGTCTTGATAATCGTCTTTTGTTAACTTTTTGTCTACAACGTGCGTGAATAGGTCTTTTCGGTCTAATGCTAATGCTAACCCGTTGCGACAGCTCTCAGCGTTCTTTAAGTCAAGATCAATCGGTATCATTTTGCAGTTAGTAAGCACCGACACCATTTCCAAATAAATAAACATGGTGAACCGACCAAAGGAAAACACGTCAGACATGCTTTCGAACGCATTGGCATAGGTAGCTTTGGGGTCTTGTTTTTTAAACGCATTAAAATGGTTTTCTTGATTTTTACCCACAATTTGACGATAAGAAATGAATGATTGTACAAACTGGTCGTTGCTCCTCACTCGCTGTCTGTCAGTTCCGAACACCAATCGGTATTTGTTTGTTTTCCACCATTTCTCAAGCCTGTCAATGTTTACAGTATTGTAATCAGGAAATTCGTTGTAGATGTAATAGACCGTTGGGGAGCAATCACAAATTCCGTACAAAAATGCTAACCAGTAGCGCTGTTCCATATTTAGCTCAAATCTGTTGGCAACGTACTGTAAACAATCGTTTTGGGGGTCAATATCCCCCGCTAGTGAGGATTGACGGTGATAACTGAGGTATTCAGTCAAGCCGTCCATTTATAGACCTCATTGGCTGTTAGCGGTATCGGTCTAAGCAGACTTCTAATCATTATGTCGGCTGTTGACGCTACATACAAAGAATCGTGTTTGACAGCCCAGTAAGCGGGTCTGTGTTCGTTTCTGAATGCCGTGATTTCATCGCCTTTGAGAAATAGACCAGCAAAGGTTATGTTTCCGTCCAATAAGCGCATTCTGTCTTTAGACTGAAGCATAATTTCGCCATCGTTGTCGCTTTCCATTACGATGTTGTAATTTTTCTCCATTTCGGCTTTTGTTCTCATGTCAATCGTGCCGTTGAATGCCATATATTCATCTTTGAACTTGATTGGCTGATTGTTGGCGTGATCTTTGTAATCCCCGCTAGTGGAGTACCGACAATGTCCAATAAGCAAATTTGGCGTGCCAATGTGACTGATTAGCGCTTTTAGGTTATGTTCTTTGACCGCAGTTATGCCGTTTTTGTCTTTAGCCGCAAACCCGTATGCGTGTTTACCTCTAATTTTTGATTCAAGAAACAGCCGTTTTAGCGTTTTGATTGCCTCATCACTAGGGTTTTTACTAACAAAGCCTATGATCGCACACATATTTTCTTAATTTGTTTGTACACATCTTCAACAGATTGATTGTTGTCAATGATATGAACTTGAAAGTTGTATTCGTCTATCCACATTTTTAATTTGCGAATAAATGAATGATGAGTTTTGTATTTTTGAATGTTGTAGCTGTTAGCGCCCCTAGCTAATGTCCTTGCTTCAACTTCTTTGGGGAATGTGTGCATAACGATGATATGAAGCTCTGTTGCTAGGGATAAACGTTTGAGCATTGGCTCGGTCTGAAAGATGCAACCGTGTATAAACATATCGGTTTTGCTTGATTTGACCTCTTTCATCAGCGTTTGAACGTTTGGGATAGCGTCCAAGCCTGGTTTACCGCCTATAAAATTGAAAATGGGGTGCTCTGCTTCCAGCTTGTTAGCTTGAGTTGTCTTACCGCATCCGTGATAGCCAACCAAGTAATAGCATTTCATGCCTTGTTTTTCTCTTTCCGCAGAAAATCCATAATCATGTAGCCAACATAAGCGTTTTGCTCACGCCAGTATTTCACTAGCTGTACCGCCTCATCGTAATGGTCAGGCTCAAATTCAATTTGAATAGCTTTGCGTACTCCTTGTGCCATGTCATCCAGCTGTTTTTCGATGTCCTCATCGTCCAAAACCGAATAATCTGGCTCATCCAGCTGAAGCTCTGACGGGTCAAATCCAAGCAACTCAATATTGAAGTCTTTGTCCTCCAATTCGCTGATTTCTAGCTTGAGCAACTCCATATCCCATCCAGCATTCATTGCCAACTTGTTATCAGCAATGATGTACGCCTTTTTTTGCGTCTCAGACAAGTGAGACAGCTCTATGACGGGCACTTCCTCCATATCCAATAGCATTGCCGCCTTGAGCCGTCCGTGTCCCGCTATGATGCCGTTTTCTCCGTCAATAAGTATCGGGTTTGTCCAGCCAAACTCCCTGATGCTTGCCGCTATTTGTGCGACTTGAGCATCAGAGTGCGTCCTACTATTGTTAATGTAGGGGATTAGTTCGTTAACTTTGCGCTGTTGGGGGTGTTTCATTGGCGGCTTCAGCTGGTGCGGCTTGTTCTGTTGCTTTTACAACAGCTTGATATTGAGCAGTTGCGTCAGCGTGTAGCTTGGCGTGTAGTTCATCAGACAGCTTTTTAGGCAATTCCATCAATCCAGCCAAAATTGTTTCGACTTCTTTGACAGTTAAACTTTTAAATGTAATCATTTTTTCCTCTTTTGGTCACGTTTTTCGGCTTCGCGTTTTTCGCTGTACGCTATGGCAACAGCTTGTTTTACGGGTTTACCCGCCTTTACCTCAGTTTTAATGTTTTCCTTGAATGCTTGTGGGCTTTTTGACTTTTTTAATGGCATTGTCTAACTCCTCGTTCATTTTGGTGAATAACTTTAGGCTCATTTGAGCCACTTCGACATGATACTTTGAATTCCATGTTTTGAATTCGTCAGTAAACTTGATTGAACCAGCTTTACTGAGAGGGTCATAGCTAACAGTAAAGACTTCTTTCATTCTTGCTCCTCAACAAAACAAACGTCTTGCCAAGACATGACAATCAGGCGTTCGCCTTTGTCTTTAAACTCTGTGTATTTGAGGTATTCGTCTTTGTAATCCTTGGCTAAAGTGCCAAAATAGACCTTATCACCTACATTTAGCCCTTCTGCTTGGGCTTCGTCCCCAACTGCGACCACGATGCCGACAGTATCAACTTCAGCTGTTTGTACATACAGCTCTGATTTGATGCGCTTTTCGGGTTTTACAAATATTTTGTCACGTAATGGTTTCATACTCGTGTCACCTTCCTTGGTCTACCGATTTTGTTTCTGGGTTGTTCGATTTGTTTTTCTCGTTCAACATCCAACATCGGTAAAGAAACAACGGGTAATTCGAGCATTATTGGTGAAAATTCACCGCACCATTCGTTTTTATGACGATTTTGGTAGGACGGATAACGCCTACACGGTGCTATATCTGAACTATTGTTCAACGCAAAGTATGTACAGTCTTTGCAAGTCTTTGTAGAATCTGTCTCAGCCATTCAAAACCTCCTTTTTGTTTGGTCAGAAATGCCTTGGTGCGCTCCCACCAGGGCGTTTCGCTTTTTACATACCGTCCTGAACGTGAGGAATGCGCTTGTGTGAATATACTTCACGCTCCATTGAGCCATCGTTCATTTCACCGCAACGTCCGTCAACACGACCCATATGACTTCCGTCACGTGAACCGATGCCGTCCATTTTACCCATACCTACGCCACCAGCGATGGGCATTTTACGCTCACCAGTAGTGTCGCTAGATAGTGCGGCTTTAGGTGCTTTAGCCCCTGTTGTAGACGGTACGCCGCCCATTTCACGGTCTACTTTAGACGCACCAATTTTTTTTTCGCCTGTACGGTCACTAGCTTTAGCGCCTTTAGGCTCAACTTCCATTTTGGGATAACCCATGATTTTTTCCTTTGCAAAGAAAATAAAAAAGTGGGGCTGTTATACCCCAAAGAGACAACTGCATTATCTCACCGCAATTCTGACACATCAGGTACGGGTACGTCAACTACCCATAACCCTTGTTTTTGCATCAATTGTATGGTTTTTTTGTGGGCATTCAGCCACATCTGCTTACGTTCCTCTGAAGATTTGCGCCCCTGATCTACTTGAACATGACAATAAAAACATAAACTGGCAATCAAATTATCGTCAGCCTTAATGCCACGTCCTTTGCCCCCGCCCCAATTGGTGTGAGACGCAACAACAGTTCCATCGTCTTTACCGCAATGCTGACAAGACAAACAACGGGCGTTTTCTAGCAATTTTTTCGATCTAACATAGGTTCGCTTGGGTATCATGTATGCGCCCTGTCTACGACCCGATTAGTGGCTTCCTCGGTGCGCCAAATCTCTACTCTGAGCCTTGCCGCTTCCATTTTCCATTTTATGGTTTCTTCAACTTCGATTGCGTGACCCAGTCCCATCAGCAATTCAATATATTCAGGATGACTGTATGCTTCCCGTTCTTGCTGGTTGACTGCTGATATGCCTTGTTCCATAGCATCTTTCATCAACAGCGCTTTTTTAGATTTTCTGAATTCCTCAAGATAAACACGCTCTGATTTAGCTTTTGCGTAAACTTTAGCGTTGTCTCTTATAAAATCAACAGCTCTGTGATGAGCATCCATCAAATCTTGTTCTGTCATGTGTTCCTCTCCTTTAATTTAGCTTCTATTGCTCGTCCTACTTCAAATATATTTACACTTCCTTTGATTCCACCTTTGGGGTCAACAACCTTAAGATGACAACTCTCGTCAAAACAATCTTCTATTTGTTCATCAGTCAAACTCACCCATTCTTTAGTTTGTGGTGTGGTGTAAAGAGGCGTTTCATGCCATCCTTCACGACCTGACTTATCCCAACGACTCCAACTAAAAATAGGGTCATTGTCACCATTTCTGTAAACGTAAGCCACCGGCTCATCCTGCTCTGGAGGCTCCCAAAACTCACATTCACATACATATCTATCTTCACTATGACTAGCATTACGAACAAATCCATGTGGTGCATCTGGGTGTGTTTTGCAACCAAAATTGTTTTCTTCTTTAGTCATGTGTTATTCCTTTATTCCGTGGGCGGCTTCAATAAATTCTTTAATAACCTTGGCACTTTTTAACAATCCAATTTTTCCTTGCATCTGAATTGATCCCCCAACAAAAGTTGTGTAGTGGAGAATTTCAGAGTTACCCTTGCGCAATAACAATTCCAAAAATTCGTCATCCGTCAACGGCTTGCGCTCTTGTTTGGGTTGTAAATTATTTGTTACTTTATTAGATGAATCAACGTGCATAGTGACACTTCCTTTATCGTCATACCAAGTAACGCTATCTTGTTCTACACGCATACGACAAATAGGCTCATCTTGCTCTTGCTTCTCTGCCTGTGCAATAGCTTGGCGTAATTCCTCTGCTTTCATTTTTGACAAGCAACTTGCTTCATACATACTTGAGGCTAATGCACCAACACTTTGGTCATAATCATACCAACTTGCTATTTTTTCAAACGTTTCAAGCGCTTGTTTCATTATTTCTTTAGTCATGTGTTGCGCTCCTTAAGAATTGCTTCTATTTTTTCTGCTAATGTCAAATCTGCTTTGCCACCAGAAATTTCAATGTGTTCTTTTTCATCATCCAATAGTCCAATCCATGTGCGTTGTTGTGGCGGGGGATAATCAACTTCTAAGTCATACTTTTCGTGCGAACCGCATCGTTTGCATTCAACGCTAACCGTGTAGTTCAGGGTTTCAGGATCACACCGCTTTTGTTTGGCGTTAATACTTTCTAATAACTCAGCCGCTTCAACAGATACTGGGTCGCTGTTTTCATATAAAGCTTCAATCATTTTCTGAATGTAGATAACTGAATCATCCTGCTCTTTCTTTAGTGCTTCTTCTAAAGTGGAAATAATTTCTTCTGTCATTGCAACACAATCTGATGCCAAATCTTCTTGACCTTTAAATGGCTTAACGTTTCTAAGAAAAACCAAATTTATTTCCAATGCTTCAAAAGCTTGTTTCATTACTTCTTTAGTCATCATTTTCCTCCATAGCATCATTAATTAAATGTTGCTTAACTAATTCCAAACACCCAATTACTGTTGACATATAAAGTGTCTCATCATATTTGTGGATAAGTTCAAACAATTCATCAATAAGACCTTCAGCCAGTTTGCCCTGATTAAGATTCATTCTTGTCCCCTAGTACATTGATGAACGTTTAGGCATACATTGAACATCTATCACAATGTCGCTGTACATTCCTGAAACCATACGTTTAGATATGATTGGTACTGGTCTTAGATTACCCGCTTCACATTCCATTGAAGCCTGTACAACCTCATTGCGGCTCATCTGTTGAGCTTGTGGCTCTACTTTTACGGGTACTATTGGGGGTTTGTTATCAGCGCACCCAGCTAAAATTAAAATTGCTATTAAATATTTCATTTGATTACTCCTATCATTCTTAAAGCAGAATCAGCGCTGTCTACGATTGCAAGCGCCCCTCCTCTCCATTCTGCGTGCCATTTTTGTTGGTCAGGTGTTAATTGACGATCTGACGGTGGTTTTTTACCGTCTTTGACTTCCATTAACAATGTTACTCCTCTGAATCCAACCAAAAGGTCAGGAACACCTCTACCAACGTCTGAAAGCAAAACAACCGTAGCACCAGCTGTGCGTAGTGTGTCAACAATAATTCGTTGGTTGTCATCAATTCGTCCACGTCTCATAATTTGTTTCTGATTTTCTGCATCTTTTCTCTTATATGATCTGGCATTGGAACAAATTTCTTACGTTCCTCCTCCAATTTAATCAAATACGGGTCACGGTCTTGAGCAATATCAGTTGTTTCGGGTATTTCAGCCCCGTCCCAGCGCTGACCGTTCAAATAAACCAACGGTGCGGGAATGAACGCCCCGTTATCCTTACGCCATTGATCTGTGGTTTTCATCCAATCAACGTGTTTAATGATTTGGTCAGCACAAGTCTCACAATAGTATTTTTTCCATTTCTTGAGACATTCTTGTTTTGCGCCCTTACGTGGGTTTTTTGGCCATGCCGCCCAAAATCTATCAAAGCCCGTCTCTAACATACAAACCCTCCCGATTGAGTGAATCCATAATTTCTTTTGCTGTGTAAAGATGTTCAGCCCATAAGAAAATGTGCATATACATCTGTGCTTGTGATTTTTTACCCTGTGCGTATTTTTGTCTAGCTAAAATATAATTTTCAACACCAGACCATTTGTGCCCGTAGTAATCTTGAAGTATTTTTAATACTAATTCTGCATCATCCATGTTTGCTCCTTGAAAGGGGGCGTACCCCCTACGTTAAAACGGTATGTCATCCTCTTGTTCAGTACGCTTTGGGGGCGCTGAATCTTTAGGCAACGGTGTGTTTAAATAAGCCCAGCCATTCCAATGTTCGTCTGTTACAGGAAATGCGCTGAGTTTTAACATAAGCCCGTTTTTAGTGTCTATTACGCTACCAATTTGTGTGTAACGCAACTTTTCTTTGCCTTCTCTATCGGTATATTTACCTGATACAACTTTTACTTCATAGACTGTTTTACTCATTTTGTTACCTTTAGTTTGTTTAATTGTGCTACTTTGTTATCTAAATCACCCAAAAATTGAATAACCTCTTTTTCCAACATCGCTACATAGGGCGGGTCATATTCCACACGCTTAACAAACAGTTGTAAATCTAATGGCATACGTGGGTCGAATGACACAAAATCGCACCAATGACGTCCAGCACAAGCCATTTGCCATTGCATTTGCGTGTTGTATTTGCCTGGTACTGTTTGCGTTAACAAAGTATCAATGTGCGTTGCTGTATTTGGGCATTTGATTTCAACCATACCCAAATCACCTACCAATCCATCAGGACTTGCGCCTGATTCCCATATAGTTGGATGAGTTAGAAACCCAACTTCATCAACCAAAACGTTTTGATAACTTTCGTAAGCCGCACGTGCTAGTGGCTCTTGATCTACTCCCCATTGCATAGCCGCATTGGTAAAAGATTCAGCGGGTTTACCCGTAAGAACCTCACAAACTAACTGAGCCAAATAATTCTCACGGGATGTAGAATACCCTGTCTTTGTCTTAGCAATCACGTCTGCGACACGACTAGCTGTCACCTTGCCCATTCTTGCCGCAAACCATTCTTCAGTTCTTTGTTCCATTTTTTTTCCTTAGTTCAATGTTTCTTACATAATGTAATACAGCACTTCGATCTTCAATATCAAGATCATCTAAATTCTGATACATCTCATCTAGTGCTTCGTTAAAAATCGCATTTCCATGTAAATCCTGATAATTTTTTATGCTCTCATAAGCAGATTCATCAGTGTGATAGTACGGTGTTCCCATATTATTTTGATTTCAAAGAATAAACTGCCACAATTACGTCTTTACCAAACTGGTTTTTGACTTGCTTCCTTGAAGACACGATTTCAATGCCAGTTGTTTTCAGCTCTGCGATTCTTGCCGCAAGTCTAAAACAACCAAACATTTTTAAAGCATCCATTGCTGTCAAAGATTTGCCCTTGGACAAATAATCAAATATCATCATGTTCTGTGTTTCCATCAGATTCTCCTGTTTCAACTTCACAGATGTCTCGAATCAAATCAAACATAAAGCTGTTGTGACCCTCCAATCGTTTCAGCCTTGTCTTTAAATTTTTGTTTTGTAGTTTTATCTCTCTCATTTCTAAACACATTTCATAATCCCATTTTTCACGGTAATTGAAATTGTCCATTACATAACTAATGCGATTGTTGATTTCCTCTATTGGTATTGTCATGATAGTTTTCCTTTGATTTGATCTTTTTTCGCTATGATCTGTTTTTGCCAATTTGTATCGCCATCACACGACGCATATGCTTCAATGTAAAGTTTTTTCAGCCCGTCCATATCAGTTACTTCATCAAATGCCGCAATGTAATCTAACATTTTTGATTCATCGACTTTAGTGGTTGTTGCTGATTCCTCTCCTTCAGGCAAATCCTCACCAGCGTAAATGTATAAACCCAGACCGTGTAAACTCAGCGCTTTAGTCATACATCGCATAATGGAAGTATTGACGGCAAAAGCATCAGGGTTTTGAATAGCTTTGTTCATATGATTCATCACGGGCAACTGACACGTCATTGGCTTACCAAACAGCGTAACCGTTACCCAAACCATACAAGTGCCGTTAATGTTCATGAAAGGCTGTGACACGCCTTCGCTGTTATTGAACAGCTCTACTTTGTATGTAGCCTTTTCGTCAGCCTTGAGTGCTTCAGCCCAAGCCCAAGCCCAAGATAAATACGTCAATTTGTTTTTCTTTTCTGTGTGTTCATTGACGTTGAGTGCTAGTAAATCTTTAATCATTTTTTAATCTCCTGAGTGCTTTGATCCTGAGTGCTTTGAGTTTGTGTGTCTCACCATCAAATAAAAATTCAACGTTGTGCGCACCGTTTTCAGCAAATTCAACTCCTTTGTATAAATCTGAAAACATTACCCTGGCTGACACGGCAAAGTCAGGTGTTGGATTTGGGTCAACACGGTATTCAGTATTTTCATCCCAGTTTGGTTTTCCACACGCAATCCATTCGTTGTAAACTTTTTGCTGTATGCGCTTACCTTCAGCCCAATCAATAATTGTGTGATAGTGTTTGTGTTTCATTGTGATTCCTTTGCGATAATTTCATACTGGAGTTCTTTGATGTACTCCTCATGTTGTCGAATAATTGCTACCAACTCGTGTATTTTGAATTGATATAGATCAATTAAATTTAAAGTGACCTTGATCGTGTCGTCTGAAGTGTTCAATGCCGCTTCATGTAATTCTGCAATGATGTCTGTTCCGTTCATTACGGTCTCCAAACAAAAAAGTCTAACAACATAACAACAACAGCAAATACATACACCACAGCAAAAACCCAGTTCATAGCATTTGGGTTAGCGTAATGTTCTATTGGTGAATCGTCTTGAGGAAATGCCTCACGCATAGTGCGTGGAAATTTTTTGGTTGTATCGTTCAAATCTTCATTCATAAATGCTCCTAAAAGACCCTTGCGGGGATTAAAAAAAGAGGGGGCAAGCCCCTCTACAAGTTACGCCATCAACAGCTCTTTAGCGTGCGATTTCAGGCGGTTTCCATCTCCAAACCATGCGTTTGCAAGTCTGGAGTCAGATTCACGACCAGCTTCATGGTCAACGTACTCAGTAACAGCGTTCAACAAGCCCCATTTTGTCCCGCTTACGCCAGGCAAATCTGAACCACGTCCACGTCCGTCAAACAGCTCTAAAACAGCTTTGTAACCCTTTGATTCTTTCATTTCACCCGCTTTGAAAGGATTTTGAACCATCGGAAATATCTGTTTCAAAAATTTGTCGACTTGCGCTTTTTTGACTGACTTGCGTGCCAAAAATCTGAAATCATCCATCATGCCTTCAAATCCGCTAACCGCAATACCAAGCTCATCACGCAACAAACTAGCATCAAAATATGAACCGTGTGTCAACTTAACACGACCAACATTTTTTTCGTTGTCTGCCATTGATATAGTGTTATTACACACAACACGAACGCTAGTGAATTGACCGATAGTGGCTGTTGAACCGTCAAACGATGTGGACAACAACAAATAACCTTTGACCATATCATCGTGCAATACACAGGCTTCTTTGTTAACGTTAGCAAGTGCCCAAATACGTTTACCGCCACGCAAACAACCAGCAACTTCTAATTTGAAACCAGCAGACTGAACAAGCGTGTTAAAAAAATCTAATATTTCAGTAGGCTGATGGATTTTGTAACGCCCTGTCATTACGCCAAGTGATTCGTAATTGTCGCTACGATAAATTACGTTGCGACCAGAGTTCAGTTGAAGTTGTGTGTGTGCGGGTGTGTAGACAGCTGGGGCAATGAGTGCTTCCCAATTAAGACCAGCTTCAACGCTCCAAGTGTCGATTGATGCGTCAGCTGTTAGTTCTTGACCAAGACCGTGCCAGGGGGTTTGTCCAACAAATGCGATTTCAGCTTTGCCAGTGATCTTGTTTGTTTCGATTTCGTGTGCCATCAGATTTCTCCTAAAGTTTAAAAGACCCCAAAATCGGGGGGTGAAAGAATTATAAGCTAACTTATATTCCCGAGTAAAGTTTAGGGTTATGTTTTGATTTGATGTTGGTAAAAACTTATAAGAACCCTTATAATTACAACATGGATAAAAAAGAATTGTGTAAATTAGCGGGTGGACAGACCAAATTGGCTCAGTTGCTGGGTATTTCCCAAGCGGCAGTTAGTCAATGGACATTGATTCCTATGGCGAGACAATGGCAGTTGCAACTTTTAAAGCCAGAGTGGTTCAAAAAATAAAAATTTAGCTTATAATTAAGTTGTTGCCGTCGCACGCAATAGCTGAAGCCACTTACAGAAGTATCTTGCCCCTTGAATAAGGGGGTGCGACCAAGGTACTTTTTTAAGTGGCTTTTTTATTTTGTGACGCATCCGTACCCCACACGGAGCAGAGTGTCTGAATGGACAGCTTGGGAGAAAACACCGCTAATCAGTTACACCCCTGATTTTGTGACCAGACTTGATTTAGGTACTGGTAAAGCACGATATAACTTAGGTGGAAAACTAGGTATCGTGTATAAGATGAATAAATCCGTTATGCGCACTTAGTCTACTAATACTGGTAGATGGAGCTGGTTGGTACTATCCACCCTAGGAGAATCTATGCCTAAAAAAAAGGACATTCAAAATGATTGATACCATTTTATTTTTATTGATCGGTTTTCTGTTGGGAATGCTCTCGATCATTGCGGGTGCAATTTTTATTTGCTGGGCTGGGGGTTGGTCTGAAAACTAACGCATATTGGGCAGAGGTGCACTAGATTGATCCCTAGGGTGTGCTTTATCTGCGGGTAAACTTTCATGTTTTTTTAATTTGTCCGCAAGTCTGTGAATTTCGTTTTCATTTGCTTTTTCATGTTCACGCAAAACAACATAGTGTGATTTTGGTGATTTGTGTTCTTTGCCGCTGATTTTGAAATTTGTTGCCATGATATTTCCTTATGCTATTGTTTGACCTGATTTGAGTTCAGCGATAGTTAAACCGCCCGTGTATTGGAAGTGAGCCAATTCTTTGAAAGAATGCCATTCACCAGCCCAATCTAATCCAGCTTGTTTCCCCAGCTGTCCTACTGTTTGCCATATTGGATGAGTTCCGTCCCAATCAGGCTTCCCAGAAACGAGAGGAACAACGTCAACAGCACAGTGATAATTATGGAAAGAATCACCGCTTTTAGCGTTTGTAACAATTCGTCCTGGTTCTGTTCGTCCTTGTGCATACAATTTCTCCTGACTTTCGTTATCACGATATGTAGAAGTAACCAATAAATCAATGTTATTGTCTTTACATAATTGTATAAATGTTTCAACACGTTTTTTGACTTCAGGCAAAAGTTCATCTAGTGATCTTGAATTTATCATTTTAATTCCGCAAATTTTGATTGATGTAACATTTGGTCTTTAGCTTGGCTACCAGCTGAACTGCCAAAATAAAACGCTATTACGCCTGTCCAAGCTGTTGATAACGAACCCAACATAATCATCAATTCGTCTGATTTGGTTACTTTGTCCGTCATTAGCGCATAAAGAATACCAAAAAATCCAATTGTGATACCAAATGCTAAAAATGGGGGTATCCAACTATGTGTTGCAGTTTGCATCGTTCTAGCGCTTGAACGGTCTTCTACTGCTAATTTTTCAAAATCCAAATTCAACTCTTGTGCTTTGGCTTTTAGGGCAATTTCAGCTTGCTGGACTGACGCTATTTGGTCAGCAGTCAATTTACCGTCATCTAGCATCTTTTTAGCGTCGTCCTGAGACACTCCTAGCACTTTAGAGACTGCTTCATACGCTAACCCACCTAATGGTCCACCAAGCGCTGTTGCGATGGTAGGTGCTATTGTTTTTAACCAATCCATAATTACTCCTTTGTTGTTTCCTTTTGCTTTTCTAGCTCTTTTTTTAGTTTTTCAATTCTTTTCAAATCATACGCAATCATTATTCGTTCTTGTCTAATGTCCATGTACATAAAACCGATTACAGGCAATATCAACACAAACAAAAATGCTAAACAAATAATAACAATTACATATCCCCAGTCATTAGTTTTAGTGCCCACATAAAGCTCATAATGTAAATTGAAACAAAAATTACCGCAATAGTTGATGCTGTTCTAAACCAAATTTTGTCAGCAAACTCTCGTTGTTCAGCTTCAATTTGTCTCCGTTTTTTGAATTGAGCTTGTCTAGCCAACGCCTGTTCGTTTTGAATAGTACCAATCATCTGATTGATGCGAGTGTACAAATCTTTGAGTTCTGGTGGAACGTGATACACCATATATTCCCTTAGTTCTATTTGCATCGTTTCCATTTGACTTAGCGCTAACACACGTTGAACAGCTTTTTCAGTTTGATCTCCTGTTGGGTCATACACAGTTTTGGACTTTTCTTCCTCCTCTGCAATATGATCTTTCAATGCGTTGTATGCTTTAAAAAAATCCGTTATGTTCTTTCCAATTTGTGAATAAACAGCATTAGCATCAAATTCTTGTTTGCGTTTAGACTGTTTTAAATCTGTTTTTTGCGGTTTTTCTGCAATTTTTTCATTTATTTTTGGTTTAAAACCGAAAATAGCTTTTAGTTCGCCCCAAAACCCCAAAACTTCATTACCAATTGCTTGTACTTCTTTAGCCGTCTTGACAACGTCCTTGACATACGCTTGACCCTCACGGAACATTTCGCAACCCTGTTTAACAAGTTTGAGAGCCGTGCTTGCGGCGGCAATAAGCGTAAACGGGTCAATTCAAACACCTCATTTGTCAGCTTTGTTGTCTAGTTTGTCAAATATTTTGTCTAAGATGTTTTCCAAACGATCAAATCTTTGTTCAATGTCGATTTTTCTAACGTAATGTGTTGGCAAATCAACTTCAATTTTTTGAACGTCTTTTTTGAGAGCCTGTACTGAATCCCAAATTTGACGACACCACCAGCCAAGAGCCATTAGCAATGTTGAAGCACCAATGTTGATAAGTTGTTGCCATTCCATTATTTTGTTTTTCCAAAATCAATAAAGTCTTTGACCCTATTAACATCTCTAAGGGTTTTGACTTGATTCGCTGTATATTTAGCGCCCATAACTAAAGGAGCTGGTACGCCTGTTAAAGCATATGAACCCGCTATATCAGCCAACAATGTTTTAAGATTAGCCGCAGTACCAGAATAATTGACTGAACCTTCAGGTACTGTACGAATATCCTGTACAACTTCATTAAGCGTCCTAAAACGTTCAGCATCTTTTTTACCAAATACTAAATCCAGCTTTCCACTTTTATCTAGTTTTTCTAATGCCGCCTTAAGTTTAGGCGCAGATGGAACGTAATTTCCATGTACGTCTCTGTTGACACCTTGGAAAGTTTGATCACGCAAATGTTCGCCCAAAACGCCTTTTAGCTCATTTATCATTTGCTGACCTTCTGGTCCAGCTTTAGCTAAAGTGTTAAATACTTGTTGTACTTGATCTTTTGTAGCACTGAGTAACAATTTTTCGGGCAATTGCTCTAATGGAACAACCCTATCGACCGTGCCTTTTTTAAGTGCTGTAATGTTTTTAACAGTAGGCGTATCTTCAAATTCAGTCATGTAATCTGTATTAAGTTTACGTGCTGTTTTGTAAAGTTCACCGCCTTTGTTGGCTGTCAACTGATCTATGGTTTTACGCAACTGATTGCCATGAAAACCGTTAGATGTGCCTTGTTCTGTTTCTTCAGCAATTAATTTACGAATATCCTCAAATTGACGCAAATTGATTGTGCCATTCTGATATTCTTGTTGTACTTTTTTTCCTTCTTTGTCTAGTACTTCTCTTATTTGAATTGGGTCATTGTGAGCTAATTCTTCTTCAATCGTACTGAGAATAGGATTTTGTTTTTTTACTGTTGGTCGTTTATTGTTGATGTAATCAAGCAAAGGTTGATATGAAACTTGTTCAAGTGTTTCACCAGCTTTATCTGCCGCATCATACGCATCGCTGACTTTTTGATAACGATCTTTTTTGTATGTGTCAACAACATTATTTATTTTTTGACCAAGTTCAGCACGCTCAACGCCTGTTAATTCAGCGCCCGTATTGTTAATAGCTTTTTGGAAATTGGTAGCAACTTTAGCGTTTTGATCTGCGTACAAATCACGAAACAATTTTCCAGCAACAGGGTCTTTTGCGTGTTCCCTTGCCCAATTTACATCGCCAAAATCTCTGGTCAACTGACTTCTTTCAAGGTCTATTGGTTCCCACAAATCTTGAGTATTAGCTTTACGCACAGAAACCTTATCAGCTTCAGCCGCACCAATACTACGCAAATTTGGATTTGCTTCAGGCTTCATCGCTTCTTTTAGGGTTTGAAACTGTTGTTGTACTTGTTCTTTAGCTTTGCCAACAGTTTCAGCGCCCTCAATAGCGGCAGTTTTTACTTTACCAGCGCCTTCAGCAACAGCTTTACCGACAACTGGTGCTAATTTGATACCAGCCGCTTGTGCGTACCAAGACACTTCATCTTTAGGCAATCCTGTTTGTTCAGCTATATATGAGATTGGTTTGTCAGCATATTGAGCAATCGTACCCAATATTTTTGTAGCAACTTCTTTTTGATATACAGGGTCATTAGTGATGCCCATTGCTTTACCAACAGGATGACTAGCAAAATCCGCTACACGATTCAATACGTCTGTACCAGCCGTAGAATTAGTCAAATAATCTGCCGCTTTAGCAAACGGTGTAGCAACAAATTGTCCAGCGCCCAATAGACCGCCATAAGCAACGTCCGCTTTTGCCGCAATGTCTTTAGCCCACCATTCAGGGTTAGCAATAGTTTGTTTAGCCGTGGTTTTCAATTCTTGCGTTGTTGGCAAAGTAATTGACGGTGTTGTTTTGGCTGTTTTTTGTGTCGTAACCGTGCCAGGTGGCGTTAAATATTTAAACCCAGGCACATCTATGTCATCAGTTTGAGCCATGACAGTACCAGGTTTTAATTCAACATGTACGGGGTCTTTTGCGCCAAACGGTCTGTGCAAATCGTATTTGTCTAACAATTCGTTGGGCACAGTTGGCAACAAATCAAAAGCATCTCCGCTTTCGTGTTTGCTAGTACCAGGAAATGCGACTAAATTACCTTTTTTACCACTGGCAATCCAAGCATCATATAATTTTTTTTCTTGATCGTATGTGCGTGATTTGCTTGTGATTGGCAAATCCAAACCTTTAGGATTAAGGTCTTTGCGAGATTTCCATTCATCATTAAGCCTTGAAATACGATCTTGTAAATCAGGATTGATTGGAAGCGCTTCAGTAGCTGGAGCAGTTGTAGCTGACGCAGTAGGTGCGACAGGCTTCAAATACTTGAGACCAGGTACGTCTACATCATCAGCTACGTCTGTCATTGGTATTTTCCTTGCTCAAGACGATGAATTGTTTTAGCATCATTTACAAATTTTGTGTATGCGCTTGGCGACATATTTTTTGTCAAATCTTGAATACGTGCTGTTTTTTCTGCGTCAGGCAAATTAGAGTTTGCAATGTTATCCATTTGGAATATTTTTGAGTCATAAGCATTAGACCATGCTGACTTAAATCTTCCTTCGTGAATACTTGCGTTGATTTCGCCACGTTTTTCACGGTAATTTTTAACGGCAGTAGCATATTTATCAGCCGCACTTGCTTGAGCATCCGCCCTTTGCAATATGTCTTTAAGCGCTTCATTAGATATTTTTGCGCTACCGCTAAGTTTTTCAGCATCGGCAAAAGACGCATCAGAACGATTCAAGCCCATTGTGTTTGCGTTAGAAACAAGCACACCAGCCAAGTTTTTAGTCAATCGGTCTAATTCAGGGTTTTCAAAAACGTATTTGCCACCAGCTTGCAATTTCTGAGCAAGCGTACTACCTTTTGCCGCTTCAACAGCGTTTGTTGCGCCCCGTACGTATTCTTTGGCTTCTTGAGCTTGTTGTTGAAGTGCGGGTAACTTGTTAAAGTTTTCTTGACCAGCCTTGAATAACCCTTCTTGAACTGGATTGAGTTGTAAAGGTTGTGCTGGTCCAGTATATGTAAGAGTTGGGTCTTCGTTAACAATTTTAGGCATACCAGGCGCACCAGCTGGTGGTTGCGTTTGAGGCGTTGTACCTCCAAATTGACCAACGTTGACTTGAGGTGCGCCCCCAGTAGCAGACGGTGTAGTTGTAACGGGTACTTGTTGACCGCCAACAGTAGCAACGTTTGTTGTGGGCGTAAATGCTGTTTGTTGTTGTGGCAAAGTAAGCAACTGATTAGCCGTTCCAATAGCAACAGCTGGTAATTTTGAATGATCTCCAACCATCATTAAATTGCCTTTAGCCGCATCAGCGTATTGTTTCATTGAAGGACTATCAGGAAATGCTTTAACTAAATTGTCTAAAGCACTAGCATATTCTTTTGGGTCTGTTACGTTAGCACGCCCCAATGCGCCATATGTAGACGCAACAATTTCTCTTTCATTTTGACTAAATTTAAGTTTAGCGTCTTTCGCAAGAGTATTGTTTTGAGCAAGTGTAGACAACTTACTTAAATGATCTGTTCCTGTCATTGGCGCAATAATTGGTATAGCCTTGTTAGCTTTTGTCAAATCAATGTCGCCATTTTCGTCCATGTAGTTTTTCGGGTCTTGCATAAACGCATTGAGCTTCATTTGCTCTTTGTTGCGAATTGATGCTTGTGATGCTTCAATATCTTTCATAACAGCGCCTGATTGAGCCGATTCAGATTCAGCTTTGGCTTTTTCAATCATAGCTGGATACAGCTCTTTCATTTTCTTTAGCTCATACCCTTTTGAAGCCATGTTCAGCATATCGCTGAGTTTCATTTGCTCAACTTGTGGTGGTTTGGCTTGTATCGCTGAAGTATCAAAATTAAAAGATGCCATAATTTATCCTATTGCGTTCAAAATAGCGGGTAACGTAACAGCATTAGAGTAAGCCTGTCCAGCACCTTGAATGCCGCTTGAAATTGCATTTGCAGAGCCTGTAATACCAGCCGCAGTAGCTTGTGCGCCTCCAACACCCAGTTGTGCAACGTTGGTCGCTGTACCAGTAGCCAAATTGCTAAGACCGCTAACGGCATTTTGACCAATCTGAGCAACAGAAGCAAGTCTATTGAATATGTTGGATTGAGACGTTTGTTGTTGATTAAACCCTTGTTGTTGCTGTGTCATGTAGTTGTTTAACGCATTTTGATATGCGTTACTAGCGTAATCTTCAGCAAATTTTGTGTTGGCTGTGTTTATGTTAGAACCGCCTCCACCTACGTTCATTGCTTGAGATTGCGCCCCAAGACCTTGTTGTAACATAAACTGATAATTTGGTGCTAAATTAGCATTCAAATCTTGTGCTGTAAAAGGTTTGTATGGCGTAGGCGCTTGTGTTAAAGACGGCATAGCCGCATTCAAATTAGCAAGTCCAGTTTCGCCTGTTTGAAGATACGACGTGTAATTTGGAGACAATGCTTGCAAATTAGCTTGCATTTGCTGTTGACCTTGGGTCGTAGCATTAGCAACTGTATTAGCCGCACTTTTTGATGCTTGACTAGCTAGATATCCTCCAACTAGCGATGTTCCCCCAACGATTGCCGCCGCAGTTATAAATGACATATCAACTCCCTAAGACTTTTGTTTTTAATACATTCCCTGGAGCATACATAGACAATTCATCAGGCTCAACCAGGTCAACTTCAATTTCGTCAATATTGGTTTTATCAGTAATATGTACCGTAATTCCAATGGCATCTGTTAATGCTAAAGTAACACGTTTTGTGCCTGTTTTGCATTCAATTATATCTCCCGCACTCAGTTTGCGCATCCCTTTTTCTGTCCAGGCAATAATCTCTCCTTTAGCACACATGAAAAAATGTTCTTTTTTGTGTACTTTTCCAACAATCAACGTCCCCGCTTTTCTTGGCAATTTTCGGCAATACATACCACCGCTGAAATAATGCTCAGTATCAAATACTGGCTGTTCCATTTTTGCAATTTCTGTTTGTAGTTGCTCAATCTCTTGACGATTTGGGATTTTGGCTAATTGTTCCAAAATTTCATATTGATGCTTAGAATCATCGCAATCAAAAGATAGTTCAGAGCTGGGGGTAAGTACAAGCTCCATCAAAATACACCTCCTGAGATGCCACCTATTGCGTTTAAAGTACCATTTATATATTCATTTCCATTTATCGTTTGCTGACCAGTTGTGGTTTGAATAAAATTAGGATTTTGTAACCATAACAACCATGGTAAAGAAGGTCTGCCAGTTGTTTGATCAAGAAATTGACCTTGCGGAATATTGATGTTGGAATTTAATTGTGTTGCCATCAATTTTCTCCAACTTCAGCTTTTAAATTTGCTGAAACAATAACTGCCTTAACAGGGTCTGTTATCGCAACTTCAAAAATTCTATCTCTTGCCCAACCTAATCGTCTCCATATAGCACGATTTTTGTATTTACCAACAGCACCAATACTTACCCAATGTTCATTTGAATATGTTGACCCGCCATCATTACTCCAACGCAACATAGCTTGAGGGTTTTGCCCTTGTCCTGTTTCAAGTCCAACACCAGGCTGAAATTGAATTTGAAGTTCAGAAAAATATTGTCTTTGTAAATCGCTTGTAATGTGAGGAGCACGTCTAATTCTGCGAATAGTTGAACCGTTTTCTGTGTAATTATTGTTGTCAACAGAATAAATCATTCCGTTTGCATAATCACCTACTAAATACGAATTATTGAAAAACGCACCACAATTTGACCGATGACGATTAAATTGTATGCCATCCCAAGATAACCATTTGTGCCACATTTGACTAGCAAGATCATAAACCCAAGTTATATTGATAGATGGAAATGTAACAACATAAAATTCGTGACCTTCAAGCTGATATGTATAAGCAACCGCATCAGATATTGTTTGATTTAACAATGTTTGTTCAACAGCGTGTGTAGATATTCTTGTAAAAGCATATCCTTGTATAACACCAATAATTCCTTGACCTCTACTGTCTTTAGATACAAACATAAACATTTCAGAAAATTGAGCAACAGAACCAATAGCCGCACAACCGTGTTGCATCATTGTTCCCTGAATACGCTGAAATGGAAATGAAATGATACCCGTTATAACGTTTCCAACATCAACCCAAACTTCAGTTGTTTGTTGACCTAATAGATAAATTTGCCTGTGATTTGCTATAAGAGTAACAATAGGGTCTGGTGCGGCATCTTTTGTTCCATAATAAGCGTTTGTAGACAAACTTGAGCCAAGGTCTGTGCAAGCCCAATTTCGAGTGCCTACGTTGTTATAAACGTTGTAATTGTCGCAAACGTCTACAATAGAAGCACCTACCCATGGTCCATCGGTAACTGGCAAAGTTAAAAAAGTATTACTATTTGCAACCCATGTGTAACGATTAGCACCGTCAACAATATAAGCAGTCAATCCGTTATTGGTTGTAATATTGTCTGAAATAGATACAAAACCTATTGACGTGCTAAGTGAACCAACTTTCGTGTATACATAATTTGTTGTTACGCTATAAACCGATGAATTTATAACAACTAATAATATGGCATTACCAGACAAATTACGCATAGCACGTACTGGACCAACTTCAGGCTGAATAATTTTTGTTAAACCAGGCGTTGGATAAAGCGCAACAACCCCTCTTATTCCAGGTTGTTTAAGCGGGTCAATCTCAGGATAAAAGTTGATACATTCTTGAGCGTCCTGGTAAATACTAGGCGCTTCATAAGATGGACCAACAAAACCAAAATCAGGCATAACACATCCTTATCTAAAGAATCCACCCGACAAAATCCATCCAGCATCTTTTGAACGTGAAGTTGTAATGACTTCATCATATCTTGAAACTTTTGGTGGTTTCATGTTTGTTCGCTTAACAGTTGATTTGCCTTTTGCGGCAAACTGCTGAACCATTTGTATTTGTGTTGCTGAAGACTTACCATAGGACGGCATTAAATATTCAGCCAAACACCATTCAAGAGCCATGTTATAGCCCTGTGGTAATGTAATTTGATCGGTCAAATTCGTATATTGAGAAAACAGCGTGTCAGCAAAAAGGTGCATTTCTCCTTGTGCTGGATTAGGCCATACGAAAATGTTACCTAGAATTTCTGTTGGCTGATAATAGAATGCTTTGGGCCATGGTCCATTTAACGTTTTAAGACCGATTAACTGATAGCTGTCATAGTCTAAAACTGTCAACGGATAATCTAAACCGCCATTAACTATCGGATAACCGTTGCTATTGGTAGCTATACGTACAAACCCTGAGTTGATTGATAAAGGACGTGGATAAAAAGCGTTGATTGTTGTTGAAGATACGCCTGTTGGATAATTTACATTTAATTGATATGTACCCGCTTCGTTAATGTTGCCTCCAGCTCCACTACCAAAAGCAACAATTTTTGTGCCGTTAGTTATTCCTGTACCAGATATTGTTTGATTCAGGTTTATAGCTCCTGAAGTGATCGAAGTGACAGTTAAGGTTGTTCCCGATATAGAACCCGTGAAAACAGCTCCAATTTCGCCATTTGGTCCAATAGTGTATTGAGTTTGTCCTGATGTAAGCGTCCAAATAATTTCGGATTGATAATACACCATCATTTCTTCATTTGACCATTGGTCAAGCATGTTTAACAACATATTGAAAGCATCTTGTGCCGCATCAGCAGTTGGATTTTCCCCAGCTTCTAAAGCACCAATGTCTTTTAAGGCTCTGCTAATAATATCTAATGGTGTAGTCATTATAGATTTCCTTCAGATACCCAAGTGCCAGGTGTACCAGTTACTGTACAAACCCATGATTTAGGAGAGCCAGTTGCTGGTGCTAAATTAAATGTTCTTTGTCCTTTATTCCAAGCATTTCCAGTTGGTGCTCCAAATCCTGTAACAGTTCCTGTTGCATAACTTGAACCATCAAATATGCTTGAGATTGACCCAGAACTTTGTGTCAAAGTACCATTTATAACTGTATTGCTTAAATATATAGAACCAGGGTTTAATGTAATGTTTGCATTGATAGTACAGCTATTAAAATAATTTGCAGAATATCCAATGTTATATGTAGATGAACAAGTAATATTACAGTTGTTATAAATAGATGTTCCTTGTAGACCATAAACACCACTTGTTGCCGACAAATTAGCAATATTACAATCATTAAAAGTAGCAGATGAATTTGTACTTCCACTAGATAAAATTGAAATTACCGCACCAAATACTTCAAAATTTTTAGGGTCTGATGAACCAGAATAATTTATAGTTAAAGTTCCAATATTTGTCGAAAATATTTTCCACCCTAATGCTTGTGAATTTAAATTTGAAACTGATCCACCAATTAAAGTAATAGTGCCAGTTTGATTACTTTGAGCTTGTAATGTTCCTTGTATTTCAGGTGTTTCAATGGTTATTGGACCACCATTAACGCCAGATGCAGATACAACAATTGCACCTTCAACCAATAAATTTGCAAAAGTTGTATTAACGCCTAAAATTTGAACGGTAGCTGTTGTTGGTTGATTTGATTCTAATCTTGCAACATTGTATCTACATCTATTACCACCTAATGCCCATGTAGGATATGCTTGATAAGATGCACTTGTAGTAGCTCTTTCTGAATGAATATTATCAATCAAACAACTTAAAGTGTTACCAGATACATAAATAGCATAGTATTGTGCTTGCTCCACTTGCAAACGCAAAATGTGGGACATATTACAAGTGTCACCAGCATCAAACATACCAAAAGCATAATTTGGATATGAATAAGAATTTAATGTTGTAGATGATGTATTTCCACAAACTTCAGCAGATAAAACTTCAAATACTGTGTCATACACTTTATCAATACGAATCCCAAAACCATTGAAGTTATAAACTCTAACTTTGTTAACTAAACTTAATGATATATTATTGAAATACAAACCATTTATTGTATTTCCACCACCACCTAAACAGACACTAAATACATTAACATTACCACTTACTGTTAGTGCTGTATAACCTGAGCCAGTAGGAAATATTCCATTGTCATTAGTTGATCCACTACCATAGCCAACTCCTTCCATGAAAATACCACCACTGCTAAAACTAGCAGTTAATGCAGAAGTTGTTTTGTATTGACCTGGAGGGAAGACTACAACATATCCAAGGGGTGCGGCATAGTTCAGAGCCGCCTGTATTGCATTTGTATCATCAGCAGTATTATTTCCTATTGCACCAAAATCTTTAACAGATACAAATTCTTGTAATTTAGACTGAACTGTTCTAGTTGTAGCACTTGAGCTTCCTTGGTTATAACCAACTAATGAAGAACCAGTAGAACCAATTAAAGTGTTTTCAAAAGCAATTAATGAAGTAGTATCGTTTATACCAGGAATATTATCGTAACTTCCTATTTGTGTACCACTAGAATTTTGTATAATAAATTTATATGAATAACCATTAAGCAACCATATTTCTTGTGGTGTCCTACCATCAGAACCTAAAACAATTGGGTTTGAATTTGCAATATTTCCTGTTGAAGTGGTATAAGTTGCTTGTGGTGTTGTTGTACCAGACGCATAGGTATATATCAACCCCCCAGACAAAGGCACTCCATTGGAATCAAAAAATTGTGCCCCTGCCCCTGCAAATGGTGATAAATTTACTGTTGACATTTTTTTCCTTTAAGTTGTTGACCAAGGCAATTTTGTTACAACTGATGGATTCACTATGTTAGCTATTTTTGCATCAAGTTGTGATTGAACATCCTGAACAGATGAACCTAAAGCATTTTGAACCCAGCCAATAATTTCTGATTCTGTTAATTGATTAAATGGAATAAAATTATTGCCTGAGTTATAAATTATTGCTTGTGAACCATTCATTTGTGCTGTGTTAGTACCATCAGTTCCAAAACAAATCCAATCAACATTAGACACAACATTTGGTTGCCCATTTGAACTCGCAAATGCTTGTAAATTTGTTATTTTCCAAGTGTATGTATTAGCCATTTTATGCTCCTACCTTTGCTTCTAGAGCTGTTACTTTTGCTGTTAAGGCTTGAATACTTGCAATCATCAAAGGTATAAGTTCTGTATAACGTACTGACAAGTATTCTGTTTGGTCATTTAATTCATCAGCATTTGCAAGTTTGAATTGGTCAACTGCTTCAGGAACAACAGTTTGTACGCTTTGGGCTATAACACCAACACAAGGTTTATTTGTTGTATCAGATTTCCAAGTAAATTTAACTGGTTGAAGTTGTGCAATATCTGATAATGGGTTTGCATAAGTTCCAGTTACATTTTTTAACCTTGAATCAGAATATGCTGACCAAGAATTTCCACCATCTGCTATTTGTACCCCAACATTACTTCCATTAAGAAAATAATAAGTGTTACCGCTACTTACAGCTTCATACCAAAATTTTGTACCCGCATTGGTGTTTTGTAATTGTATTAAATTTTGTGTAGCAAGTGATACCGTCAATGGGTATCCAGGGCTTGTTGTTCCTATACCTAAATTTGTACCAGTAAATTGAAGTCCTGACCCAGTAGCTAAAGCACTTGAACTAGATGCGTAAACCAAACCATTTGCTGTGAATGATGTTAATCCTGTTCCACCATAAGCAGTACCTAAAGGATTTGTGGGGGTTAAATATGATGTTGTTAAAGTTCCTGTGCTTGGCACAAAACTAAATTTAGTGCTTGATGTGGTTTGTGGTAAGTTTCCAGTTGTTGCTGAAACTATGGTTGGATACCAAGTAGCGCTTGAACTTGTATTGTCAGTAATTGCTGTATTTGTTGCGTTTGTAGCTGTACCAGCTGTTGCGGCATTTAAATTAGCTACTTGCGTAGTTGAAGATACTGTAAATGGGGCTGTTCCTGTTGAAACAGTAGAAGTAATTACGCCTGAAGCTGAAATTGTAGTAAATGCTCCAGTAGATGCTGTTGATGCACCTATGGTTGTATTGTTTATTGAACCTCCAGTAATTGATACGCTGTTGGCGTTTTGATTACCTAAAGTACCAACAAGAGTAACAACAGCATTGCTTGCTGAATTCAACATATAGACTTTTTGATCTGCTACATTGATAGCTATTTCACCTAAAGTCAAATTACCAGTTGTAGGAGTATTACCGCCTGTAATTGAATAATAATGTTGTATTGGGGTATACCCTGTTTGTGCCATTACACGCTCACTTTAAAAGTTTCAGGTGGAGACCAAGGCGCTTTTGTATTGACGTTTTTATTCAATGCGTCTAATTGTTCTTGTAACCTAGATTCTATGGCATTTACACCATTTTGAGTTGAATCTTCTCTAGCCCAAGCGCATACTGTCTCATGTTGAATACTGTTGAAATCGGGTTTGGGCGTACGTTCTTTTATTGGCAACCATCCTTCTGTTTCAACGGTGTTTTTTTCATCAGTCACAGACGCAAAATAACGTACTTGTGTAATTGTTTCGTTTTCTGAATGAGCTTCAAGTATTTTCCAAGTAAACATTAGAATGTTCCTCCATTTATACCGTGAGATGTACCAGTTCCACCATATGTTGTGGCAACAACAGTACCTTGCCAAATTCCTGTACCGATTGTCCCAACAGTCGTCAAACTGCTTGTAACAATAGTGCTGGGCAATGTTGTTCCAGTTAAATTTGATGCCGCTAATGACCCGCTAAAAACAGTCGCAGTAAAAGTACCCGTTGAGGGTTGATATTGTAGTTTTGTTGAACTTGTGTATTCAGTTGCTACGTTACCACTTGTTTGATTGGCAAACAAAGGGTATCTTGTGCCAGTTGAAGTTGTATCATCAGTTATGGTTGCGTACGCAGTTGGCAACACCCAGCTAGGGGCGCTCGTGCCATTTGATTGCAAAACATAACCAGATGTTCCAGCGGACAAAAATAACGTGCTTCCTGACGCAGATTGATACGGAATGTACCCAGCTCCACCCCCGCTTAAATTCGTTGCACTCGACACCGATAAAGTGTTTGCTGACACCCAACTTGGAGCTGAAGTACCGTTAGATTGTAAAAGTTGAGACGCAGACCCAACTGCGGTAAATCCTGTTGCACCAGTTGCAGTTTGATAAGGGATAACCCCAGCTGAACCACCTACGATGTTTGTAGCAGAACCAACTGAAAGGGTAGATTGACTAACCCAAGCTGGAATTGCTCCCGTGCCTAATGTTTGAAGAATTTGTCCCGAAGTGCCCGCAGATAGGAATGTAGTTGAGCCTGAAGCCGTTTGATAAGGAAAAGCATATGTGGAACCCCCTGACAAATTAGTTGAAGAAGTTGCTGTTGCGGCATTTCCACCAATAGACAGCGCTGACGCTGTTCCCGAAATATTTGTGCCCGTTATAGTAGGCGTTGTTGTAAATGTTGGTGTTGAACCGCCTACCAATACGCCCGTACCCGTAGCAAAAGCTGTTACGCCCGTTGCGGATTGATACGGAACAGCTCCAGCAGAACCGCCAATGATGTTGGTTGTATTCGTTGCGTTTGTTGAGTTTGTTGCGTTTGTAACAAACGTATTACCTATTACGCCAACAATTTGATTTGCTGTAGCCGCAGTAGCGTTCGAAGTTGAATTTGCGTAAAGCAATCCAGTTAGACTCGTAACAGCTAAATTTGTTGTGGTTGTAGTTGTAGCTGAAAGAGTAGTAAACGCACCCGTAGATGGCGTTATATTGCCGACTGGCGTGTTGTTTAACGCTGTAATCGTAATACTTACGCCTGTGATTGACCCGCCCGTGATTTGGGCGTTATTGGTCGTCATTGTCGTAAACGTACCCGTACTAGCATTTGTAGCACCAATAGCAGTACTATTAATTGTGCTATTCGTTATTGTTGCAAAGTTGATTGTGTCGGAACTAAGTGGGGGAGAGAAAAACTCCCCCCCTGGTCCAACCAATCCAACGCAAACGCCATTTACATCAAATATTGCCTGTACAGGAACAATATTTGTTGTGACGGTGACTGCGGTTTGATTTGACATCAGTATGGAATACAAGTCATAACAATCACATCACCAGCAGACATATTTGCCGCTAGTCCAGTAGTTATGCCATAACCCGTTACAGTTACTGATGTAGTGCTACTTGCAGTCTGTTGTAAAAACAAAGCAGAACCATTGGTAACATCGTTTGCAATACACATCCAACCATTTGGAGCTGGAGGTAATGTAATCGTGCCGTTTGCCGCACCACCGCTTCCAACTGTTACAGCAAAACAATTTGGCGTAGCGCCTTTGATTGTTGGCGCAGTACCAAAACCGCTTGCTATAACGGGTTGTGAAGCAAACGTGTTCAAAAGTACCGTGTTAGGGGTATTTGTATTTGCTACTTGATTGGTCATGATTGATCTGCCATTGGGGTAACGTAAAGCGTTGTTGTGCCTGTGCTTGTAATGGCTGACATTGAGAACCCGTTGGGGGGTACTGCAATTACCATTGGTGAAGTCATAGCAACGCCTAAAATTACCGTGTTAGTAGGGCTTCCAGCTGTTGGAAGTACTGCGGCTGGAGCAGTCAACGAATTTAAAGCATTTGCTTCTGCTATTGTCAAAGCAATAGGATTAGCAGATGTATTTAAAAAACCGCAATAATTGATCTGATCGTTACCCGCTGGGGTTACGGTCAAAGCAGTTGATGCGGTTGTTGAAACAGCAACAGCATAAGATAAACCGACTGGTCTAAATACGCTTGTGTTTGCCATAATTAAGCTCCATTAGTAGCTTGTGGATAACCTTCAACACGAACAACTTGAAATTGATAAACCCCTGCGGCTGGTTGAATAGCAGTTGCCGCACCTGAAATATTTTGAAATTGAACAGTCAAAACACCAGCTGTAGCAACATCAACATTTGTTATTGCAATGTTGGAAGTTTGGTTACCTTGATATTGTTGAAAAGACACAATATCAGTTGTTTGCAAACCAGCAATAGGGAAAGTTTGAAGTGAACTAACAGACGATGTTGTTAATGAAGCTGGGGTGATGTTTGGGGCAATGTAAAAAGTCTCGTGAGCATTACCACGGGCAACGGTTGTAGATGACATAATTTTTCCTTTGAAAAACGATTAAATTGTACTGTTAAATGTAAAAAAAGCCACCCTTTTTGGGGGTGACTTCTCCTATGGTGTCAGCCCCGATTAGCTGAAATCGTAACCATACACATATACATCGCCTGTACCAGTTGCGCCTGACGCAGTTGTTACATCAACGTATAAAGTTTGGTTTTGATAAGACAAGCTAGTTGAGCTTGAATCAACATAAGCAGTTCCCAACACGGATGTTGAAAGTGCTGAGATTTGAGCAGTTGTCAGCGCTCCAAACAAACTGGATGGTGAACCAGCGTTTGTAGTTGTTATACCTAAAGCTGTTGTTGTTGACAAAGATACAACCGCACCAGCGTTATTCACGTTGGTAACAATCATTTCTTTTGGCAAATAAGCAGTTGAGTTAACAACTGGTACTGGCGTAAATGCTACAGCATTAAGGTTAACGCCTTTGGCTACACCGATAAGACGCAACGCTTGATTCGTTGTGACATTACTTGGGTGAGCCGATACTGTGGTTGCTGGTCCTGGATTACTCATTTTGTATTTCCTTTAGGTTGATTAAGCGGCAATACGGCAAGACAACTCAGGATAGAGTGGTGCCCATCCATACAGCACATCAAGACGTGTTGGGATTGAATCGTTGTTAATTGTGTACTGACGTACTACACGCATTGACAAACCGACTTCTTTATCACTAGCACGACCAGCGAAATGTACGCCTTCAGGCAACTCAAGGTCAGCTACTGCAAGCGTGAACGCATTGCGGTGCATCATGATATTTTGTGGAGACAAAGTACCTGTGTTGTTGAATGGAGTAATTGCCGCTGTTGTAGAAGTTGAACCGATGATGATACTGTTTTGGAATTGACCGCCAGTGATAATTGCTGGAGAAACCTGAACAGAAGCACCGCCTGTACCAACAGAAGTTGTACTCATAACAACAAAGTTGCGTAGTTTGCCTGAACCGTATGCTTGACGGTTTTGTGGGTTGGTCGCATATACACCAGCAATCTGAATCACATCACCAGCATTCAATGTAGCTGTGCTAGACGCTGTGTTGATTGTGATTGTGGAAAATTGTGACCAGCCACTTGTCAACGAACCCGTGAAAGTTGTTGTGTTGGTTTGGAGTGAAACGCCTGAGTAAGAACCAAAAGTTTGTGACACAACGTTTTGGTCTAATTTCCAATTTACCCCTGCGCTGTCCCTGCCCATCAGCCCCTTGCGGTATTGCTCACCGATCGCTTCTTGTGGCACGAACAAACCTTTTAAGCTGTCAACGATTGTTGCGCTTGTAAAGGGTTCGATAATACAAGAACGTCTGCCATCACGTGGTGCGCCTTCAGCGTCAAGATAAGCACCCGCTGTCAGGAATGTAATCAATCCTGTTGGGGGCGTACCAGCAACACCAACGATATTAGCTGTGTTGTACAACGCAGTATTCAAACCGTCTCTGTCAATCTTGTTAGCAATAGCGGCAACAGCTGGTTTCAATACACGATCACTAAACATATCTAAAGATAATGCAAGGTCTTGTGTAGTAAATTGCGTGTCTACGTGGAATTGCGTGGAGAGTGTGACAGGTACGCTTGTTTCGTTGAAGTCTTCTACATTAAGCGCTGGACCAGTAGTACCAATAAAACGACCAGGTCTGCGGACGTTCACAGTATTACCAATCTTTGCCCCGACAACCGCAAACTGGTCATCGTAATTTCTGTCGACCTCTGATGTAAAGGTCAACTCGTTTTCTAGCACCATGAGTGCTTCATTGGTGATTTTCGATATCGTCAATAAATTATTTGACATGATTATTTCCTATGAAAAATTGTTTGTTACCGTTACTTGATCTTACCAGCTCTGCGTGATTCTTTCCATTGCTGATATGTACCGTGGAATTGACCGTTTGAATCAACTCTTACATCAGCTACGGTTGAACTCGCTTTCAATGGTTTAATCGGTGCGGGTGCGTTCGATTTTGTTGCGACAGGCTTTGTGGGTTCGTCCTTACGTTCAAACCGTGCTTCCAATCTACCAATTTCTCTCA